ATGTCCGTGGTGATGGTGGGCGCCGCTGTGGCCGTGCCGTCGTGCGTGCCGAGGAAGAATCCCCACACGAGCGTGGGCGTGCCGGTCGTGCCGTATTCGCCCTCGGCTTCGATCTTCACAATCGACCCGGCGCGCAGCTTGCCCGCTGGAATCTGCGGGATCGGCAGCGGCGACACCGACTGCTTGGTGGTGAACGTGTTGAACGCAACGTTGGCGCCGAGGGCGAACGGCGCGATCGGCTCGACCAGGTACAGGTCCACTGTGGACTCCTTCTACGTCAGCGAGATGGAGACGGCGCCAACGGCGATCTGAAACGTGTTGCCATTGGCGACGCTGATCGGCTGACCGTTGAAGTTGCCGAACCAGGTCCGGGTACCGGCCGAGCTGGTCAGGTCCATCGATACAATCGACCACGCACCACCGCTGCCGTTGGTCCACGACAGCGCCGAGGACGCCGGTAGCGTCACAGCCGACCCAGCCGATGACGCGGTCGAGGCAGCCGGAACGGCCGTACCTCCGGCGGTGTAGCCGGTGCCCGTCAGCTCCGTGCCAGCGGCCGACGCGCTACTCGCCGTCGAGTTGAGCCGGACCTTCATCGCCGTGCCACCGACAGCCGAGAAGCTACCCGGGGCACCGCTGGCGCCGGTCGGCGTGGTCGCGTTGAGAATGTTGCTGATCATCGTGTTGTCAATTGCTGCCATCGCCCTCGGCCCCTTCCTCGTCGTCGCCGAATGTGGTCACCATTTCGAGGGTCATGCCGGGACCGGAGTCGACAACGTTGCCGTCCGGGTCGAGCACCACCCATCCGATCGGCTCAGTCATACGCGTCTCTCCTCTGTGGACGGTGCTCATGCGGCCAGGAGCCCGCGATACAGATCTGCCAAGTCCTTGGCCCCCTGGCTGAGGCTGATGCCGCCGGTGTTGGCGGCCCTCGACACGGAATAGTCGTCGATCGATTCGGACTGAACCGTGACGTCAGGCTTGGAGTACGCGCCACCGGCCGACTCCAGCACTGCCTCTTTGACGTCGTCGGGCACGCTGGCAAAGCCGTGCGTCAGGTCGACTTCCAGCAGATCCGGCGGGAACGCGCCCGGCGTGCCGAACCCAGCCAGCCGATACAGCACCGACTTGATGCGCGTGTAGTCAGTGATGACCTGACCGGCGACACGAACCTCATCGACCGAGATGATCGGCCGGAACGGAAGATGAAGTTGTGCATAGCCGAGCCCGGCAACCTCGTACGTTGTCGTGGTGGGCGTGAACGCGGTAGCAGCCCGCGTGCTGAACAGTGCCGACGCGGTCTGAAGCACAAGGTTTGCGGTTGCCGTATCGACATCCTGTTGAAGCCAGCTCGCCAGGTCCTCGGCGGTCGCGTACATCACGCTCACGGCTCACCCCTTACGGCTTACGGGCGACCGCCCGGGTGTCGAGTCCACTGTGGTCAACCACGATGTCAAGCCAGCCCTGAGACCTGAGCACGCGCTTCAGGTCGTCGGGTGCGACGTTGGCGTAGTACTCGCCCGGGTGCAGCCGGAAGAGTCCGTCGATGCCGGAGTGCGGCTGCCGACCGGGACCGGCCATCGTGGTGATGAACTTGCCGCCGGAGCGCAGCGCCTTATACGCGGTCCAGCAGATGCCCGGCCAGACATGCGTGTGCTCGAAAACCTCGCACGCCACAACGATGTCGTACTCGCGATCGGGCTGCCAGGTTGCGGCGTCGGCGACAACGTCAACACCCTCACCCGGGTACTGGTCGACGACCGTGTACACCTCGGGTCCCCAGAACAAGTCGCGCACGCTGCCGTTGATATCGCGACCGCCGAGGTCGAGCACAGCCAGGCCGATGTCCTCGTGGCTCACGTACTTGGCGACCCACTGGTATGCCGCGTCATGCATTGTCGGCCAGCCTCTGCTCGAAGGTCGCCTTGTCGGCCTCCACTGTGGACTGGCCGAGCCGGTAGGTTGCGTCAGACTCGGCCTTGCCGAACAGTGGATGCAGGTGCTCGACAACGGACGCGAGACAGGGCGTCCATACGCGTCGCTGCTTGGCAGCGGTCACGATCTCGTCGTCGACGAACCAGTGCCGGTAGCCCTCGTGACACACGACGCCCGGACCGTCCCAACTGGCGCCCACCTTGTCTACATAGGACCGCCGGATGAGCAGATGCGTGGCGTGCTGGCCGGACGTGACGCGCGGGTTGCCGAGGTCGTTCGTACCCACAACGTCGAACTCATCTCCGGCGGCGGCCAATGCCTGATCGAGCCAGCCGGACCGGAAGCGTACATCGTCGCCCGTGATGAAGAGCCACCGCGCACCGATGTCTTCGGTTTGCCGGTAGGCGAGATTGACCTTCTCGGCGAACGTGTGCGCGACGCCTTCGGTTTGGCCCTCCACATAGGACATCAGCCCATCGCTGCCGTAGATGACGTTGGCGCCAGCCTTGGCCCACGCCTTGGCGGTCGTCCTGTCTTCCGGCTCGACCACAGCCCAGACGTTCGCGAGCCCGGTCGAGGCAAGCAGCGACTGCATGAACGGCGCGGCGTTCTGCGGCCGGTCGAGCACCGGCACGATGACGTCGACCCGCTCGGTTGCCGGTGGGGCGAGGGCAGAGCTGGTCGTGTGCTGCTGTGCGTCCATGGCGACCTGGCGCCAGTAGTCCTCTTCGGCCAGCCACACGTTCTTGTGATGCGTGGTCTTCACTCCAGTGTGGACATGCACCGGGATGTCAAGCGTTCCGGCACGCAAGCAGAAGGCGAGATCCTCGCCGAGCACCTGACCGGTGGTTGTGTTGGGGACGCGGTCATACCACGCTCGCCCGTAGCGCTCCTCGACCTTCTCGAAAGCGCTGCGATGGATCAGGATGCAGGCCGAGCCGGTCGCGCCCACGCGCGTGACGGTGTCGAGCGGGTATTGCCAGCGCACCGCGAATCCCATCTGCTCGCCCGTGTTGACCCAGTCGTAGATGGTGGGGATCGCGCGCGTGCGGAAGCCGCCCAGGCTGTCGTCGAGGTGCTCTTCCTGCGCGAAGCACAGGGCGCCGACGACTGGCCGCTCGATCGGGTCGGCGGCCTCCAGCAGTCTGTCCACAGTGTCCGGTGCGAAACCCATGTCTGTGTCGATCCAGAACAGCCACTCGGCTCGCTTCTCGTCGAGAAAGTCCTTGACCGCTTTGTTGCGGGCGAGCGTCATGCCGTCGGTTCCGGCGCGAATACCGATGTACCCGCCCCGGATAACGCGCAAGTCGTTGGCGAGATCCCAGCCGATCAGCTCGGTCATCGAGTGGTACCACGAGTAGGTGACGGTGTTGCTGTGCACGTAGGCGACGACCACGGCGGCGGGTTCGTCCTTTGTGGACGCGTGGTCATCGAGCACGGCGGTGCCCCCGATCGACGTGACGCAGCTCGCCCGGCACTGCGGTTGCCCGCTCGACCGGCGGCTCGTCGTCCTCGACTGGTGCGCCCGGGTACTGGTCCGGCCGGAGCGGCTGTGAGAAGAGGGCGCCCCAGCGCGGGTCGTCGCTGAAGAGGTCGGGGTTGGCCGTGACGATCGGGTCGTCGGCCGACCAGTGCGAGCCCTCGGGTACCGTGATGGTCCCGCCGTGCGGCGAAGAGATAGCCGTTGTCGTCTTGGCGAAAACTGGCTTCATGTGCTGCTTTCCTTTCAGGGTCCCAGGATGAGTGGAGGCCCTCGACCTCCTGGGGGGATCGAGGGCCTCCGGTCTACAGTGGACGGCTACGCCTCGAAGCCGAGGTCGTTGAGTCGCTTCTCGGCGACCTTCACAGCCTCGTCGGCTGTCTTGATGGCGTCGTGGTTCGGTTCCAGGTTGGAACGGTTGACCCGCGCGCCGTGCAGCTCGGCCATGGCCTGCTGGACGACCGGGTCGCCGGACTCACCGGCCGGAGCGAGCTTGCCCTTGGGGTGCTTGCTCTCGACCGGCGCGTCCACCTTCGATTCCTTGCTGTCAGCCACTTTCGGTCCCTCCTATGTGGACTAGCTCGCGACCAGGAGACGGAAGCCCAGGTCGTTGATCGAGCCGCCACCGATGCGGGCGTACGCAAACCAACCACGCTGGCCGGTCGGCCGGTTGTTGGTCACGTCGAAGAGCGTCGGCACCAGCTCCACGCTCATGCCGCCACGGCGGGCGATGAGGTAGTTCTGGAAATCGCCGACCACCGCGTAGCCCGACGTCGCGGTCGAGAACGTGGTCGTGCCCGGCATGTAGGGCGACTCGTAGACGCCGCGTGCGAAGAGGCTGTCAGTCCAGCCGTCCGGCAGGTTGATCGTGTACGCGTGGTACACATTCGCGGTGCCGAGCTGCCGGATCGCGTTGTTGATGTCGACCGACATCAGCCACGAGGCGTTGCGCCGGTACCGCTGCGGCAAAGCGGCCCAGGCCTTGTACGGGTCCGGGGCGCCGATCGTCGGAGCGGTCGTGACGGCCACGCGCACGTTCGTGTTCGCGCTGAGGGCGGTCAGAATGCCCTGCGGCTCAAGGCCACCGGCGCCGCGCGTGAACTTGTCCACGAGCAGCTCGTCGTAGCCGGAGCTGAGCAGCGTCGACATCTCGTCGGCGAAGCCCGGGTAATCTTGACCGACCTCAATGGAGTAGGGCAGGAAACCTCGTGCCATGTAGACCGGCACCGTCGGCTGGGCAAGCGTCGGGCTGTTGTCCGTGGTCGCCACACCCTCGGACTGGAAGGCCCACGTGACACCCGCAGAGGTGACACCCTTCCACGCGTTGGTGTTAATGGTGACCTGCTTGGCCAACTGGAGGAACGGGTTGCCCGTCCCCTGCGCGGTCAAGATGATGCTCGGGTCGATGAACACCGGAATACCAAACCCACCGGCGGTCGTGACGCCCTCACTCATGGCGCGGTACTCGTTGAACGCGAGAACCGCGTCACGCTCCTCATTGGACAGAATGGCGTGCGGGTCGGTGACCAGCTTCTGCCATGCGGTCCGGTAGTGGGGGTTCTCGGTCACCAGGATGCGCCGGGCGATGTCCGTGTTCTCACGGATCTGCTTATCGACGTGATCCTTCTGGTCCTGCTTGAGGTGCGCCGTGTTCTCGCGGCTGTCCAGCGCGCGGAGTGCCTTGTCGCGAGCCTCCGGAATGGACAGTCGGCGGACGTCACCGTAGTGGTCGTCGTCCTGGCGGCCCAGGCGGCTGTACTCGATTGCCTTCGGCCGCTTCTTGAGCACGTCGTTGATCTGACGGTGCTCCTCGTACATCTCCAGGGCGCGCTCGTGCACGTCGAGGAGGATCTTCATTGCGTGCTTCTCGGTGTCGGTGAGGTGTCGCAGCTCGCCGTTGTCACCCTCGTGCAGCTCACGGATCTGAGCCTTGGTGACATCGATGATGTCCGAGATCTCCTCAGGCGTCCGACCCTTGAGGTCTTCGAGCGTGTAGGAGCGCTCGTCGCCGTCGGCCATTGCCGAGTCCCTTCTGTCTACTGTGGAGTGTTGTGAAATGCGCGTGCCTTGACGGCCGTGTACCGCTGTCGAAGCTCGTCGATGCGGTCGCTGAACTCGTCTCGTGGTGCAGGCGACGCGTTGCCAATCCCGGCCCCCGCGTCGGGGTTGCCGCCATCCACACTCCGCGTGTCGGATCGCCCGGCGTAGTCATCGAGGTCCACCGCACTGTCCAACATGGACGAAAGCAGGCGGACCATCTCTCGGATCTCTGTTGCGTCGAGGCCAGCGAGGATCGAGCGCACGCTGACCGATGTGGTGTCGTAGGCGGGGAAGACGACCGGCCCCAGCTCGTGCACGTCCGCGTCACGGATCTCACGAAGCTCACGCTCGGCACCCTTGTCACGCATGTCGACCGGCACCCATGTGTCGCCACCCTTGGGCACCCCGAAGCGAAACGACATACCCGTGATGGAGCCGCCAGCAATGGCCTGCCGGACCCGCTCGATGTCGGGGTGGTCGTACAGCCGAGCCCGGACGTGCAGGCCCTTGCTGTCCTCATCGAGCGCATCGATCTGTCCAATGGGGACGGTCCCGATTCGCGGGTCCTTGCCGTGGTCGAACTGGAGTACCGGCATCCGCTTCGCGAGCGAGCGCTTGAAGGCACCCGGGAGGATCGTCTCGTCGAAATCGCCACCGACGGCGGCGATGCGGGTCGGCGTGTTGAACGTGGCGGCGTAGCCCTCCATCGTCCGGCCGTCGGAGCGTGCCTCGTACTCGAAGTTGAAGCTGCGCACGCACATGTCGAGCATGTCGATACTCCTATGTGGACGCTGCTTGAGAGCGGCGAGCTTGGCGATGAGCGCGGGCGTGGCGACGCCGTCAGGCTTCAGGCCGAGCGCCTTCTGTGCAGCCTTGACGGCGGCCGAGGTCTTCGGCCCGTACTTCCCGTCGCCGTAGTTCTTATCGCCCTTCTTGGCGAAGCCCAGCCGTACGAGGTCGTCCTGTAGCTTGTGGACTCGCGGGTCGCCGTTCTTCATGCCGTAGCCGGGACCGCGTCCGTTGGCGAACGTCATCGAGTCGCCAGGGCCGAGTGGCTTGACGCCCGGTCGGCTCGGCGCGGCCGTCTTGGCTGGCGTCTTGCCGGTCGGCTTGGCGGGCGGGCGGTATGCCTTGCCGCCGGTGCCGGTCTTCTTGGTGGCCGGACCCTTGTTGTTACCGCCCGATGAGAACTGGCCGCCGGTCGAGCTACCAGCCGGAGCGTGGTAGTCGTTGTACCGCCACTCCAAGGCCAGCTCTCGCCACTCGCTTGCGTAGCTGTCGGCAGTCTTCTCGTTGATGTCGACGCCGTACTTCTTGAGCGCCGTCTTGATGCGGCCCTTGATTTCGGCGAGCTGCTCCGGCGTGTAGGCCGAGGCGTTCTTCGACATATTGATGTACGACCATGCGGCCTTGCAGTGCTCTTCGCTGTCGAGTGGGTACCGCTTCTTCTTGTCGGCCTGGTATCCCGGATCGGCGTACGTGACGTCACCGTAAGGCTTCTGTGGGTCGGAGGCTCGCGAGTCCTGGACATGGATCATTGCTGCACGCCCTCCGTCCCCTGTGGACTGTGCCGATCTTCGGTCGAGCTCTGCCTGAGCTTCTGGCCAGGTAGCGGCGAATCTCTTGAGAATGGCTACCGGCACGTCTTGCATCTCGCGCACGATCGGCTCGCCGTCGAAGGTGTCCACGATGAGAGTCATTCGGGCGTCACCTTCCACCCGTACTTCTCGGCATCCTGACGGGGCGACAGCAACAGCGTCTTGCCGTCGGACAGGTAGAACTCAGTGAACGACTCGGCGTAGCGCTCAAACTCGTTCGTGGCCCCGTACTCGGAAGTCTTAGCCGGATGTGTCAGCCGATCCTTCAGGCGGGCAGCGTCGCTGCGCTCGTCAAGACCGTGTCCCCACTCATGCACGAACGTGTACTGGCCGTGCGGGACATGATCAGCGACTGGCGCGTTCCAACCACCCTCGTGGAGAACGCCGTCCTTAATGGAGTCTCCAGCGATTGACATGTTTCCGGTGCCCGCGAAGTTGTAGCCGCGAGTCCACCCTTGTTTCTTGTCCGGAAAAAGGGCGTCCATCTCAGAGCGCGTAATGATGTGCAGATTGAGCTTCTGTCCGTGGGGCAAGGGATTGTCGGCAGCGAGCCGATCGGCGAGTTTGAACAAAGGCCGGATGTGTTCCTCCGTAACGCTTGGATCTTCCACAACGATCATGTGACCGTTCTTGATCCAAGCCGGGGCGTGGTACCGATCCTCCCTTTCCTTGTGCTCCCACCCCTCGCCGTGGGCGACCTTCTCGATCGTGTCGGCCACCTTGGACAGTGCGGCACCAACCAGGCTCCACTTACCCTCAGGGTCGCGAGGCTCAGCCGGGTTGAACTTCCGTCCACTTAGGGCATCGGCAACACGTGCGGCGCGCAGTCGATCGTCAAGACTTGCCATCCCCCTTGGCCCCACCCTTGTCCAGATTGGACAGATCGTCAGGTACGCCATCGGTCGAGTCCTGGGCCATCAGGTACCACTTACCCGCGAGCCAGATGTAGGGCTTGTTCTTGTCCGGCGGCGGGCTGGTCGGCTGCTCGCTGAGGTCGACGAATCCATCGTTGGCCATCGATTGCCCCCTACGTGTTGTTCTCGGTGCCGAGGCCGACGCGCGGTCCGGACATGGTCTGCGCGATCTCCAGGAGCGGGTCGATCGGCAGGTCGATTTCGAGCGCGGTCACCTTCATGTCCTTACCGGCAGCCACTGCGGCCGACGCACCGGCCCACCGGTGGTGACCGTCCAGAATGGACCCGTCGGTCGACATCAGCAGGATGCCGCCCTCCTGCCACCCGTCGGCCTGCATGAAGCCAGCCAGCTTGGCGACCTTCTTGGAGTCCAGCTCCGACTGAGTCATGACCATCGTGCGCGGGTCGCGCTGCGTGATCTTCGCGTTAATGCCGCGCTTGGCCAGCTCGTCCATGAACGGCTTGATGCCGTCCACATTGGCCGGTAGCTGGGGCATCGCGCTTCGGGGAATGTCGCGCACGTGCTTGGTGAACAGGTTCTCGTTGCCCTTGCCCGTGACGTCGAGGTGCGCGAGGTTGACGGCGTCGCGCTTCCTCAGCTCGTCGAGTAGACCGCCGAGGTGTTCACCGGAGATCGTGGCGTTCTTGCCGGAGAACAGGTTGTCGACGGCGACGGTGACTTCCTTGGTCGCGTCGGCGATGTCGTCCTCAGCGTCCTTGACGGCATCCTTGACTGCGGCACCGGCGGCACCGCCCTTGGTCCAGCGACCACCCCCGGCGGCGCCCTTGGGGAGCCGTAGCTCACCCTTGTTGAAGCGCACCTCCGGCGGGTCGAGCACGCCGAGCGCAACGAGCACCCGATCGCGGAGGTCGAGATCCTCGTCGTCCGACTGCGCCTTACGAACCATCACGACCCTCCACTGTGGACTATTTGCCCTTCGGGCGCTGAACCTTGTCGGCGTAGGAACGCCACTGGCCCGGACCCTTCCAGGTCACCTTGTCGCCAAGCTTGATATCCCTCGACCGTCCGGCGTGCACCAGCTCGTCGAGACCTGGTGTCATCGCGTACGCGTGGAACGGAAGATCCTGACCCTGCTCGACAACGTGAGGCGGCCAGAATCCGTCGCCCGACTTGAAGTGGTAGGCACCGCCGATGGCGTGCGTGTAGGCGCCGATCGCCTCGACCTCATCAAGGGAATCGACAACCACCACCGGATCGATATCGATACGATGGTTCTCGTCGTCGTGAAAGATGCCGAGATGGCTGCCTTCGTTCTCAAGGATTTCGCGGAACTGTTCCTTGGCCTGATCCATCGCCTGACTGAACTCGACCTCGGATGCATGCTCCGAAACCGAGACGCTGTTGAGATGCTCAGGCTTGATAGATAGGGCGTAGCGGTCGGCGTCGGACAACAGCGGGATGCCAGTGTGGGCGTCCACAGTGGCGCCTCCCCACGACTTCTGTACCTCGCCGTAGGTGTCACGCTTAACCTTGTCCCAGCGGCGGTCGAGCCGCGTGATCGGGGACCGATTATCGTGCATCTTGTCGAGCATCTCCTTACCCCGCCCGGCGATCTTCTGGAACTCCTCACGCGATACGGGACGGCTATTGCCGCGAGCCTCAACCGCTGTGATCTCACGAGCGACCTTCTCCAGAACGCCACCGGCCTTGTTTAGCTTGACAACGGAAGCACTCGGCTTTATTGAGCCAGGCTCAGAGGCCAACTCCTTTGAGGGCTTAGCCCAGCCAGCAGCACCCTTGATGACTTCCAAGGTGAACCACTTGCCACCACCCTTTTGACCCTTGGGGATTCGCGGCTCATTAGGGTTGAACTTGCGCTCGTCGTACTCGGCCTCACGTAGTGCCAGCCAGCGCTCCCTCAGCCGGTCGACACGCTCGTTGATGTCGTCATTCATCGGGCGGCCCCAGTGGCTCACGCATCGCCATCATGTGGCGCGCATCGGAAAGTGACAGTCCAATAGGGAGGGTCGCCTTGTCGACCAACGGCCAGGCAGCGGCGTTTTCATAGACGTACGTGATGCCGTCGACCTCGCGGCTGGAGTACGGGACCGGAGCCTGAAGTCCTGGCGCTGCAAGCCAATCCTCGATGAGGCGCGCGTCGTACTCGTCGTACGTGAGGTCATCAGCGGGGTCGGCCGGAATCATCCCGCACTCCCCTCGGCGGAGCCGCTCACCTCGGTCCAGTAAATGGCCTGTAGCTCATCGGGCGAGAGACCGTTGCGCTTGGCCACAGCCCTTACGGCGTCGGCAATCGAGATGTATCCGGCACCGGCGCCGTTGGTTACAGTCTTGTGTGCGTTCGTGAAGTCGAGCGCGTCGTCGACCGTCATCTTGCGCTTGCTGACCCGGCTAGCGACTTCCTGCATCCACTGGTCCACCGTGACGTCGTCCGTCTTGCCGGGCACCAGGATGTTGTTGTAGAACGAGCGTCGCTTCACGCCCGTGAGCGTGGTCGAGACGTCCTCGCCGCGCGCAATGCGGACGGCTGCCGCGATGTTAGCGGACAGCCCGCCACCGATCCGGTGTGCAGCGTCCACTGGGGACAGTCCCTCGTACTTCTTGTACTCGGTCAGCACGTGCTCGGCAAGCACCTTGTTGCGCGGCCACTTCGTCCGAGGGCTGAGGGCCGAGATGACCCCGGCGGCCTGCTCTGTACTGAGGCCATGCTTCTTGCCCAGACTCTCGGCGTACTTGTGTGCCTGCGGGTACCACTGTCGGCTCTTGCCTGCGTGCGACAGCCCGACGACCGACTCCAGCTCATCCTCAAGCCCGCGCTGCGTCAGCCGGTACTTCTTGAGGTTGGTCTTCAAGGCGGCCTTGCCACGCTCGTCCAGGTCGCTCGCGCGCGTGCCGGTGCCGAGGGCGCCCTTGACGGCGTCGCCGACCGTGGCGCCCCCCTTGGTCCAGCGGCCCCCGCCCTTGCCGCCAGGGATGCGCGCCTCGGCTGGGTTGAACTTGCGCTCGTCACGCTCGGCCTCACGTAGGCCCGTCCACTGTCGACGGACCCGCTCGATACGTTCAGCGATGTCGTCCACAGCGGACCCTCCGTCAGCCTGGCCCGACCTTGTGTCCGCGCGGCGGATGGCCGTGAGTGACGCGGTTGAGATCTGACCCCGGCCAGAACCCCATCACCTGATGGAACCATTGCGCGGCCGTGCGCTTGGCCTTGCCGCTCGGCATGTATTTGGCCAGGTGGTGGTAGAGGGTTGTCCACGGCGTGGGCGACCCTCTCCACTTCGCGAGACCTGGTCCGGCGGTCCAATATTTGTGAAGCCGTGCCGCACCCTCGGCGCCCTGCGCGCTCTTGACGAGCCGCTCTTCCAGCTCGTCGTCCGTCTCCAGATCGTGGGCACGGCGAACCTTCTCAGTGTCCACTGGGGACGCGTCCGGCTGGCGGGTGATCTCGACCGGATAGTCCATCAGCATCCGACGCTGACTGGGGGTCAAGTTGTCGTCGTTCTTCACTTCTTGCCCCCGATCTTCGCGGTCGGCAGATCCTGCACGGCGATCGTCTCCGGTGTCACGACCACGCCTTCTATCCGGCGGATGCCTTGACTGTCCACATAGTCCTTGACGATCTGGACTTCCCTATCGCGTTCCAGCGTGATCTCCGCTTCGTGCGACTCGGGTCGCTTCTGACCCTTGGGTGGCGGTGGTCCGAAATCCGAGACGGCGACCGCGCCAACACCCGGCGGCACAAGGATTTTCATCATCGCGCCGTTGGGACTGGAGGCTGGGTCGAAGTACTCCTCAGACACGAGCGGGTCGGCCGATGTCGACATGGGGGCCTTCTCGACGTACCGCATGCCGACGAGGCTCTTGCTGGTGTCAACGCCTGGGAACACGTAGCTGACGTCCTGAACGCCACGATTGACAAGCAGCGGCTTGGTCAGCTTGGAATGCTCGAATACGGCGTCCATCGCTTGCACGTAGGGCTTGATTTCCGGATGCTGATCGAGCGTGCCTGTCCTCAGTGGACCGTTGATGAGCCGATAGAATCCTGAGTTGCCAGGCGGACCGCTGGGGTCGTCCCCGTGACGGTAGGCCTCGAATCCCATCGCCGACAGGTGCGCCGCCGAGTCAGGGGTTCGCTCGAACCCCGTGTGGCCGAGCTTGACCGGAACGGCATCAATGGCATCTCGACCCTGAACCGCGTCAGCGAACAGCTTGTCTACCGTGGACGCGCCGCCCCCGCCACCGCCCTTTGTCCAGCGGCCCCCGCCCTTGCCGCCAGGGATGCGTGCCTCGGCTGGGTTGAACTTGCGGCTCTCATCACGCGCTTGTGGTTTTGGGGCGGTGTCGGCAGGAGCCGTCCCACCTCCACCGTCCGGTGTGGACGGCGCGCCATCGGTCGGCGCCTTCCCCGGCGGGGGTGCGCCCGGCGGCTGAAGCTGAACCGAGATGAGGCCCGTGTGCTTCAGCAGCGAGATGTCCTGAGCCTTGACGGCGTCGATCGACGACTGGGGCGTGAACCCGCCGTTGATGAGAGCGACCACTGTGGACGCCTTGACGTTCTCGATGTCGGCGGCGTCCTTGGCGTCCTCTCGCAGGATCGGCATGTCTTCCGTTGTGGTCCACAGCTCGGCGTCGGCCGGTACGTTGACAAGTGGCGCCAGGGCGGCAGCGATGTCTTGCAGCGTCGGGTAAATCCACGAGTCGGCCCACATGCGCCGAGCCGACGAGAAGTTACCGGCGTTGAGGCTCGACCCCGACAGGCCCTCAGACGCGCCGAGGATTGTCGGGTGCACGCGGGACAACATCGAGATGCGGGTCTCGCTGGAGCCGTTGACACCCTTCAGATCGATGTCCTTCAGGTTGGCACCGACCACAGAGACATCGGCGCCCATCGACAGATACCAGGTCTTGTAGGCGTTACGCACACCCGCGTGCCGGGTCTCCAGCTTGTCGACGATCTCCTCAAACTGTTCCGGGTTCGCGGCGGTGATGCCCTTCACGACCATGTTCGGCGTGGCGCCGTTCTGGAAGTACTTCAATTTGTGGTCGGTCGCTGCGATGTCACCGCGAATCTCACGGATCGCTGGCGTGATCCAGGACATGCCGATACCGGCGTGTTCAGGGTCCGGCACCGGCGACCAGTGTGCGACCTCATCGGGCAGCAACGTGATGACGCGATTGCGTGCCTGGGCGATGCCCCCATTGCAGTACGCATACCCGATCACTTCGCCGTCGAGTGCATACGCCGCGTCCTCAGGCTCTTGCTGCGAGCCGTAGACAATCATGACCCAGTCCGGCCGGAGCACGCGCAACCTGTCCACTGTGGAGCCGCCCACGCGGATCGGCCGGTTCGTGACGTAGGCGTTGCCCGCGAGCCCGGCGTGCCACTCCATGCGGGCGAGCAGCTCGCCGGTGGTGGCGTTGGTCCACGGCTTCTCCAATGTGGACAGTGCCGAGGTGCCGAACAACCGGCCCGGCGTGCGCGACAGCCGGTTGTTGCGGAAGATGAACCGCGCCTGACTGAGCACCATCGCCCGCACCATCTGTGCGGCGTACGCGGGCGGGCAGGTACGCAGGGCGTTGAGGTAGCCCGGCAGTGTCGAGGAGATCTCGCGTGTGCGATCGTTGACGAGTGTCTGGTTGATGCCCAGCGGGTAGACGTTGCTGTTGTAGGTGAACTGGTTTGCTGGCAACAGATAGTCGGCCAGGTACTGGTCAACGGAGAAGCGGCTCTCGTCGCGGCGGGCCAGCTCCCGTGATGCTGAGATGCGGTCCAGAAGCCCCACGGTTCACCCCTGTCGCGAGTCGAGGCGAATGTTCACTGTGGACTGTGCACCCTTCGGCCCTCTTGCCAGCCGAGCCGGACGGCGGTGAAGCACCAGGTGAGCACAAGCCAGAACCCGGTGAAGAGCTTGGCGACAACCCAGCCGACGCCGTACAGCAGTCCGGCCACGAGCGTGAGAACGGTGCGCCAGAAGTGAATCTCGCGAGCCTCGCGGGTGATGCGCTCGACCGGCACGCGGTTCAGCGCGTCATCGAGAAACGTCATTGCGACTCCCTATCGCCAGGAGATGAAGAATGGTTGCTCCGGCTCGGGGATCGCGGCAGCGTAGGCGTGGCCCATGATGGCGCACACCGCGAGGTCGATCTTCCGGGGCGAGTTAGGGTTTTCCTTCTGCACGCGCCAGCCCTGAGGCGTGGCCTTGATGACCGCATTACCTACATGCCTTGCCAGTACAGGGTTTCCGGAGTGTGTGATCTTCCGATCCTTGGCGGCGTCGTAGAACCGTTGTGCCGCTTGAATCATCGCGAGTCCTTGCGGCATCGCCTCGACCGGGTAACCCTCGGCGGCAAGCCGTTCGAACATTTGCTGCCAGATACGCGGGTCATACACACAGAACTTCACCCGCCAGCGCTGGAATGCTTGCCGCACAACGGTTTCAACCTCATCGGGGTTGACCCGCCAGCCGTCGACATCCGGCGGCCGTTCCCAACACTCAACGACGTCAATGTGATAGTCCTGTGTACTGTGGACAGTCAGGCCGGTCGAGTCACCGGAGAACGAGCCGTCAAATGCAAGCACGACCTCGGACCCGGCAGTCACCGGCCGACTGTCCACAAGGGAGTCCCACAGCCCAGCCTCGAACCACGCCTGCTGAGTGGCGACCCACTGATTGCATCGCTTCGTGCGGAACTCATTCTCGGGTGTGCTGTTGACCGCGCTGGCCAAGTCCTCAATGGACACTAGGTCGCCGAGTCCAGGGTTGGCTTCGGCCCAGGTTTGAGGATCCTTGTGGTCGGCCTCGGGATTGAAGGGTTCCCACCACGCCATGAAGAATGTCGGGTCGACAACCTCACCCTTGGCCACACGAATGCCGTACTGGTACAGGCCATAGCACAGCGAGTCCATGCCGGTTGTGTCAGTGCGGACTCCGGCCGTCGTGATGCCAACCATCAGCGGCTCGACACGCGCACCCATAGCAAGCTGCATGACGTCCCACAGCTCGCGGTTCGGTTGGGCGTGAACCTCGTCAAATACCACGAAGTGAGGGTTCAGACCCTCCTTTGTGTACGCTTCGGCCGACAGTACACGTAGGACAGACCCGGTCGCCTCATACTCAATCACGTCACGCCACGGCGTCAGGATCGCCGACAGCTCGGGGTCCATCTTCACCATGTTCTTAGCCGTGTTGAACACGATGCGCGCCTGGTCCTTGTCGGCGGCCAGGACGTACACCTCACCACCGGCCGGACCGAGCACCAGCCCGCCGAGGCCGAGGGTCGAGCCGACGCCGCTCTTGCCGTTCTTGCGGGCCAGGCCGATGAGTGCGCGACGGTGCCGGTAGCGGCCATCCGGCCGACGGGCAAGCAAGTGATAGATGAGGTTCTGTTGCCACTGTCTAAAGTGGATGAGCTTCCCAGCGGGCGAGGCAAGCGAGTCCTTGTCGACCCGGCACGCCAGGTGGGCGAAGTCGATGAACATCTCGCCGTCGCCCCGGTCGATGTCCTCGGTTGGTACAGGCGTCAGCCATCGTGGCGGCCACGGCTCGACGTGAGGCATGTGTGCATCACCTCTGGGCGGCTGCCTGGCGCCGCTCGACCAGTTGCTGGAGCGCGCTCATCTTCTTGACCTCGGCGACACCCAGCCGAGCACGCGCGACAGGGTTGAAGCCGAGCACGCTCAGCGCGTCGGTGAACTGCTTGCTCAGGCCGAGCATGACGCGCGCCTGCTTGGGGTCCATTGTGGATCGCCACTCGAAGCGGGCAGCCTCCAGGTCGTCGGCGAGCTGGCACGCGCGCACCACGGCAACGAGGTCGCTGTGCGGGGAAATCCACGTGATGGCTGAGTGCCAGACACGCTCCCAGAGGTCGGCCCCGGCGCCACCCGGCGGGATTACGTCCGGCAGCTCCGGCGTCCGGTCGGCCATCGGCAGCGGCACAACCTCGCCGGTAGCGATGGCCCGGCCGTCGGCCTTCTGGTTAGGTCCCCGGCCAACACGTCGATGATGCTCAATTGGCTTTGGGGGTCGGCCCATCATGGCCATGCTCGATCACCCGCTTTGCTAGGATCACTCGATCAGACCCACACGCCAGGGGAGCAGGAATGACGATCTTCTATTTTGGAGAGCGCTGGGACGCACCAGTGCTTGACGTGCCCGACGACGGCAGCCCCCCGCCAGTCCCTTGCCCGACACCCGTCGGCGAGCCGTGTGTCATGTGCCAGGCGCCGATCGTCGAGGGTGAGCGCGGCCTCATCTATGCAGTGGTCGACGGCAGCACGCCGCACGGCGGCAAGACTCAAGCCGGTCACATCGAATGCGAGATGCTGCATACGATCGGCCATGTGCACGGGGTGTGCACTTGTACCGGCTGGGACATCAACAGTGTCGAGGCTCGGCGGGAGATCATCACCCGCATCAACCACGAGCGCATGACTCACCACATGGGGCCACTCTGGTGACCGCCCTCGACTGCGTCTATGTCGCGCTGTTCACCGCGCGCCGCTGGCTCAGGCTGCACACCCGGCGGGCGCTCGTCTGCTCGTGGCGCGGGCATCGCTTCAAGTTCGGCCCCCGTTGCTGCATTCGTTGCGGCAAGCCAATTCCCACCCTGCGGGTGGACTTATGAGCATCGATGACTTCCCGAAGCTCATGCTGGGGGCAGAGGTTGCCGCGCTGTTCAGCGTCGACCCCAAGACGGTCACCCGCTGGGGCTGGGCGAGGAAATTGACAGTCATCAAAACGCCGGGCGGGGGTATCAGCCTCTACCTCGAAACTGAGGTGCACGATCTGCTCACGAAGTACCAAGAGGGCGACATCACGTTGGGTGAGCTAGAGGAAGAGCAGTAGCCCAGCGTGAGGCTCGCCCGACCCTCCAGTAGCTGGAGCGTTTCCGCAGCTCAGGGCCTTGTGACCACAAGCTTGCAAACTCGATCATGCCTCTGAGCAGGGACGATGCAAGATCTACAGCATCCATCGAGTTTCATGCATATATGTGGAAGCC